GTGTTAGGTATATCAGTAAAGACATAACGATTAGAAGCAAATACCTTTTCTAGATAGTCTAACCTCTTCATCTTTTCATCTAGATGCCCAACGTTATGTTCATCGTTTTCTAATTGGGCAACAAGCTTGATGTTCTCTTTACGTAACTTAATGACTTCATTATAATGACAAGCTTGATACAAACGTTTGTTTTCTTTCTCTAATTCTTTTTGCTTAATCCTTAGATCAGTAATCTGTCTGTTCAGATCATCTTGATCTTGATTCTTTCTTAGATCCATATTTTCTTGTTTAAGATTATCATTTACCCTGACGTGTTGTGTACAAGCATCTCTAAACAAGGCATTGTCTCTTTCTAGATCTTCTATTTTTTCATGTAGATCATGAATTAATTCACTTACTTTCATTAGCTTTTTCCTTTCAATATAAACTTAATGACTTCGTTAGTCCAACCGTTCCCAAGTATCTTGTAACCCTGACTATTACTTACAGATTTACAATAATCATCAGGTAACGTTTGTAACCTACAACATTCCCTTACAGTAAGTTTACGCCATTGTAAAGCACTATCTGTATAAGCGTGTGGATAGCGACCAACAGGTAGTGGCGAAACTACTGCATCTTTGTCTACTGTAGATAGACACCGTGACTTATCGTTATCGTAAACTTCAAGTGTCTGTACAAGTGGAATAGATTTGTCATTATCCTTTCGTACTCCATCCTGATTAATACGTCTGCCTTTCACTGAAGCAGAGCGAAGTGGTTTATCTCCACAGACAATCTTTGGTTCACGATTGCCACCACCACACGTATTCAATGTGGGTGACTTTCCCTCGATAGAATAGACACGCTTTAGTATGTCATGTCCATTCAGATCAGCTACACCAACTTGTTTGCACCCATCACCAAATACCAACTGTCTACGTGACTTCTCGAAGTAAGTTCGTAGATTGCCACCTTTCCAATAGTTAGCATCTAGACAGTATGACTTATCTCTGTCCACACAACCACATTCGATTATGTCTTTTAATTTGATGTTTCTATCTTCAGGTATATCAAACTCAAAATCAGTTATGTACATGCGTAGTCTGTTCTGTGCAGATACAAGTGATGAATTGATCATGTACATTTTTAGTTTAGGATTTATCTCTTGTAATGTGCTGACAATAATCTCTTGCCATTCTTTTTTCATCCTGACATTTTCAAACAACAGTTTTACATTTGGATTAGCTTGGTAGATTGTTCTGTATATGTTGACAAATTCAAAAAACAATTTCGATTGAGGGTGTTCAAAATTCAACCCCTTGCCTGCCACAGAAAATCCCTGACAAGGTGAACCACATAGAATAACGTCAATACTTTTTAAGCTGACAATATTATCTAGCACACCACGTATGTCACCTATGTGGATTATGTCATCGTGATTGTCTTTAGCTACCTTAATAGCAAACTTATCTATTTCAGAACTATACCATCTGTCTACTGGTAGTCCTAGTTCTTTTACTGCTTGGCGACCTATCTCGCCACCACTACATAAATTAAGCCAATTCATTGTTTCACCCTTTGTAGTTCTTCAGATGTAAACCAATAACGAACATCAGTATTACCACTGTCAGACTTAGTTTCTACTACGTAATACATAGTTCCTTCTTCTATTTTGATATCGACTATAGTACCCTCTAATAATATATCAAGATTACCCATGTAATCAGATTGACCTTGTACTTTCTCACCTACTTTGTAATCATACATACTTTTCCCCTTTCTGTTGACTCAGGGTAACTTATACAACTAACTAAAAACATCTGTCAACAAAAAAAAAGAGGAGTGACTTTTAACGGTCACTCCCCTCTAGCCTTAAGGAGAAAACATAGCTTTCAAAGCACCAGTTAATCGAAAGGAAAAAACTAACCGATGCTTTGCTTATATTGTTTGACATTCACAGAATACTT